CTTTTTTTAATTCTAAAATATTTATTTCACAATTATTAACTATATTTTTAGTATGTTTCCAAGGATAAAAATTATCTTCTAATCTTAAATATTTATCAATTTTATTTGTAATATTTGTTATACTTTTTGCTTTAATATCTATCACTAATCCATATTTTTTTTTATTTAATTTATCTTTTCTAAGAACTCTACCTATACATTGTATAAAATTTTGTGTACACCTATTTTCTACATAATCAATAAATATACAAGTATCTAAATTATATATATCTGAACCTTCTTTATGTTTACCTGCACAAAATAATATAGAATTATTTTCTTTTAATGAAAATGTTTCATATTCATTATTTTTATCAATACTAGTATCAACAAATATTTCAAATTCTTTAAATATATTTTTCCATATTATACTTTCTTCTTTACAAAATTTAATCATACCACACCAAACTATAACTTTTTTATAAGGTTGTTTTATTATTAAATCTTTTATCATTAATAACATATTTGTTTTTTCAATTGATGTATTAATTTCTTTAAACCAATGTATTCTTGGACTTACTATTACATTATCAATAAAAGCATCATAAATACTATAAGAAGATAATAAATTATTATAAGGTTCAAAATCTAAATTAGGTGTAGCTGTTAATCCAATACATTTTGTTAAATAATTTTTTTTTAATATAAAATTATAAAATTCTTGTGTAGATTTATTTGTTATACTATGACATTCATCATGAATAATTAAATCTATATTTAAATTAATTTTTTCATATGATTTTTTACTAGTTAAAAATGCTCTATTAATAATTATTAATTTAGATTTATTCCAAAATTTAGATGAATTCAAATCAGAATACCAATTTTTTTTTTTATTTTTATCATCATTAAAATTATATATTAAATATTTAGTTAATATTTCTTCAAATCCTCTATCTTTTATTTTATTTATTTCAAATTGTTCTTTTAAAATACTTTTTTTTTCAGTAATCCATAATACTACTACATTATTACTACAAGAATTTACAAAATCTATTAAAATCTGTAATCCAATATATGATTTACCTGTTCCTGTTGCATGATAATGTATTCCAGAACGAAAATTATTTTCTTTAGATATATTTATTGCATTTATTTGATTTTTTCTAAATAACATTATATTTAAAAATTATAATATACAAATCAATTTTAAAATTAAAAATGATTTTAACAATAATTAATATTATAATGAGCATAAATCCAAGTTTATCACCACCATTAACATGTGATGATTGTAATAAAGAATATTATGATTTTAACGATGATGGTTCAAAAAACTTTACAGAAATATATTCAGATGGAAATTATGATTATTGTTTAACTTGTTTACCAAAAGATAAACAATTATTTAATAAAATTACTGTATATGAACGAATTGGAAAAGCACTTTTAAAAACAGGACATATAGAAAATATTTTAAAAAATTTTACTTTTGATTTCAATTCATATCAAAATCCTAAAAGTAAATATATACCAGAAGCTTTATCAGATGATTCAGAAATATATAAGTTAGCTTTAAGATTTTATATGGATATTTATGATTTATCAGATGATGAATTTGAACATTTTAAACAATTATTAATAGATTCCAAGTTAATATATTTTAATAATAATACTACTAAAACTTTTAAAGTAGGACCTGATAAAATACTAAAAGATGATTTAATCTCTTTAAATATAGTTAATGCTATATGTATATGTCCTGAAAGAGGAGAAGGTACTAGTGATTTTCTTTTATCTATTTCAAGAGATGGTACAGTTGGTGCTTTTGAATCTTATGGGTCATATGAAAAAAAAATAATTCCTGATATGATTATAGATTCATTAGAATGTATTGATACATCTAATTTAGAACCTGATAACTTATTAGATTAATATTTATCAATTTGTCCATTATCATTAGTATAATAAATATTTTTAATTCTATAATTTTTTTCACTAGCAACTTTGTATAAAGTTTTATAACAATTATCACAGCATTTAGCCATAACTAAATTATGATTTTTAGATCTTGATATTCTATATACAAATACATTAATTTTTATTTTTTTTTTACTTTTATTTATTGGTAATTTTTGTATAGCATCTACTTCAGCATGCAAACTACTATAAAAATTATCACTATTTAATCTTCTGCTAACGTTGTATTGATTTATACCAGTGGAATAAAACACAATACTTATTTGGATTAAAAATCACACAACCTAGATGTTCATGTCCATCATTTGCATTTTTTGGAGCATTCAATCTTTTTTGAATACAATGTTGAAATTTATTGATCAAAATATCAGATTTTACAGTATTAAAACACATTTTAAATTTTTTTAAAATCAAATCATTTTTTTATTTCAATTAACTCATTACTATAAATATTTTTATTAGTCCAATAATCATTTAAATATTTTGAATATTTAATATCATAATCTTTTGGTTCTACTAAATCATAATCTATTTTTGAATTTAATATATTAAGTTGCATTAAAATAAAAGCAACAAATGCTGAACAAAAAAATTGTTTATTTGATTTAATTATATTACATCTTAAATAAGCAAATAACCAATCCAATAATTTAAAATCATATGGTTTATCATATACCATTTTATGAACAGCTTTAATACTTGTTTCGTTAAATTTTTCTTTATTTTTTAATAATTTTTTTAAATAAATAGTTTCTGTTGTTTGATTTAATATAGTTGATATTGGTGTTAACTTAACACCTAATTTTATATTATTATCTTCTGCATCTTTTGTTAAATCAGGAACTGATTCCCATAAATAAGTATCTGTCAATTCTTTATTTAAATAAGTTGGTGATTTTAAAATAATACCTACATGTGAATAAGGTGATTTTGTCATATACTCTATAATACCTGCTGGATATGTAGTTGGATTTTTAATTGAAAAATGATTAGAAAATAATAATATATCACCTGTTTCAAATGTGTTCATATATTATATTAAATTAATTAAATTAAATTAAATTAAATTATATAAATATTCAAAAACAATATATTAAATTTATTTAATGAGTGATTTATGGAATATAGTTTATTCAGATAATAAAATATTATATTATTATAATAAAACAACAAATAAAATAAGTTATACATTGCCTGAAAATGGTATTCCTATTGCACAAACAGTAAATCTTGCTAGACCATATGAACAAATTTATAAAAAACAAAAACAAAAAATAAAAAATTATAGATATAAATGTTTTAAATTTTGGTAAATTAAAAACCCATTTTATTAGTAGCAATATTTATTAAAGTTTCAGGTTTATATATACGTTCTGATTCTGCTAATAATCTTAATTCAAAATTAAAATCTCCGTCACAAAATGGTACAAATATATCTTCTATATTATCTATTCCTAGACCTACATTTACATTCTCTTCAATTAAAATTTTTACAGGACCAATAGAATTATGTATTGGAGCATTATATTCTGTATGTTGTTTCATCGATATAGCAGCACTTGGACATATAATAACACCAATATTAAGTTCAGCTAATCTTTTAGCAATTTTTTTTTGATAATCTAATGGATGACAAGCTAAACTAATACAATGAATAGCTCTACTTTTACCTTGATAATTATATTTTTCTACATAATCACAAAATAATTCTGTTTCTTTTTCTGTTGGTATATTACACTGATCTAAATGTGCTTCAACATCTTTATTTAATTCTGATGCTTTTTGAAATACAATATCAAGATGATTTTCTTGACATTTATCACGTGATGGAAGACAACCAATAAAGTCAACTAATGGTGCTGCTTCATTAAATAAATCAATATTAGATTTTGTTTGTAATCCTTCTAAAAGTTGAGTACCTATTTGTAAATCTACATTATGTTTTTTCCAATAATCTTTAATTTCTAATGCTACATATAAAGGTTTAAATTTAACAATATTATCTATATCAATAAAAGTTCTCATTTGAAAACAACCTTGTTCAACTAATTTAGTTGTAGTACTTAACATTCTTTTTTTTAAATCATCTTCTGTATAATTTTCTTTTATTTTTCTCATTAAAATCCATTTTTCTTTCATAAAAGATAAAGATTCATTTAATAAATAAGGATTAATTGTTTTAGACTTATCAATATGTAAATGATGACAAACATATTTAATATTGTTTAATTTGACTAGATTATTCATTTAGTATATTATAAAAAAAATAATTTTAAATAATTTATATTATTTATCTAAATTTGTTATTAATTCAAATATTTCATTAGTTAAATTATAATGTGAACCATTTGAATCTGTTTTGGGTACTTTTCTATTTGTACTATTATTTTTATGTGATAATGAAATAATAATATCTTGTGAATTTATTTCATAAAAATTTGTTTTATCATTAATAATATCATATCCTTCATTTTTTTTGCTTTTATTATTAAACTTGTTATTTTTCCAATAAGATTTTTTAAAACATAATGTTGCTTCACTTATTCTATTTTTTATATTTTCATTAATATCTGGAACATTTATATAACTAATATATTTATTTATATCAAAACAAGGAATTATTGTTGAAAATACAATATCTACATTTTCATTTAATAACTTATTTACACGATTAGTAAAAGATTTAGCAGGATAATAATCATCATCATCCATTATAAGAATTATTTCATTTGAAGAATTTTGTATTGATAAATTTCTTTTTTCTCCAATATTTGTTTTATTTTTTAATTTAATATATTTAATATTTAAATCTTTTGGTAATAATTCTTTTAGTTTATTATTATTACTATCATCTACTATTATCCATTCAATTTTATCTTTTGGATAATTTGTATTATTTATATTTAATAACATTAAAGGTAAAAATTTACTACGATTATATGTTATAGTACATATACTTATATTTGGATAATCGATTTTTTTTTCTTTTGGCAAAATTAATGGAATTTTACGAAAGCAATTTATAACATTTATTATAAATTTATTTTTATCTATTTTATATAATTCTTTATCTAATAATTTAATATTACTATGAGTTATAATTTTTTTTAATATTTTATAATCTTCATTAAATTTTGTAATAATCATATCAAATTTATTTAATAAATTTTTCCAATTATTAGAAAAACATATATTATCATAAATAAAAATATTATAATTTGATTTTTCAAGCAAACCTAAATTTATATAATTATAAAAAATATTTATATGTGCTTCTTTACAAACATAATTTAAATAATGTTGTTCATAAGATTCATAATCACTATATATTTTATTAAGACTTGTTTTTAAAATATCTAATTCTTCCTTTATAATTTTATCATTTGTATCAGTAATAAAATTAATAATAGGCATATTTATTATATTTAAAAATATATTTTTTAAATTGTATAATGTCTAATTTAACTACTTCTAATTTAATTACAAATGATGATCATTCAATTTGTAGAATGACAAATTGGAATGTAATATGTGAAAGAGAATTAAATAAGCAAATTAATTTAGAATTAAATGCTTCACATTATTATGAATATTTATTTTCTTATTTTAATAGAGATAATATAGGATATAAAAATATTGCTAATTATTTTCATAAATGTTCTTTAGAAGAAAAAGAACATGCTAATAAATTAATAATCTATCAAAATAAAAGAGGTGGTGTTGTAAAATTTAATAGTATAGAACAACCAGAAGATTTTATTAATGATTTTTATACAAAAAGTGATGTTCAAATGGGATTTGAAAAAGCTTTAGAATTAGAAAATAAAGTTTATAAAAATTTATTACATTTACACGATGTAGCTAATGAAAAATGTGATCCACAATTTGCAGATTATATTGAAGGTAATTTTTTAAATGAACAAATAGATAGTATGAATGAATTAAGTACTTATATTGGTCAAATTAGTAAGATAGGTTTTAATGGCTATGGTTTATTTAATTTTGATTTAACATTCAATTAAACTATTTATAAATATTTATTTTATTTTTATTATAAATGGACGATTGGATTTATTTAAATAATATTAATGATGATAAAATTGAAAAAATATATAAATATAAAAAATCACTTGTTAAATTAAATAAATATCATAAAAGTAACATTAATAAATTATCAAATAATCAAAAAGAACATTATATTCAATTATATAATGAAATATTTAATGATAAAATATCTTTAATAACAAAGATAGGTTATTGTATTTTTTTCAATATAAAAAATATTAATAATATAGATGATGATTTTTTTAATGATAAAATTAAGAATAAAATAAAATTTTTTAATGATATTTTTAAGAAATCATTTTATAGATTAATGTTATTTAAAAATAAGAATGCTTTTTTAAACAAAAGTTATAGTAATTTTGCTTTAAAATTATTATTAAATTGGCATCATAATTGTTTTAAATTTAATAAAGTTAAATTTTTTATAAAAAAAAATTATAATTTTAATTACGAAAATATTTTTAATTATTGTCAAAAAGATGAAATTATTATAAATAAAAATATAAATACAATTTCTAATCAAGATATTTTAAATATTTTAAATAAATGTATTTTATCTTATAATGTTTTTAATCCAAAATTTAATAAAGATGAATGTATAAAAAATGTATATAGTTCAAGTGCTGGAATAGAAGGTTGGTATAATTATTATTATATTTTATTAAAGGATAATTTTAAAAAATGGAAAAATAAATAAAAAAAAACTGACTTTTTTTTTGATATAATAAATCAAAATGTCTGATTATATTAAGCAAGTTAAATGGACAGAAAAACTTAACTCTCAAACAGGAATCAGAAAAGGAGTTCAAACAAAGTTTTGTGAAAAATTACAAACTTATATTACTACTGATGTATCTTTATTACATTCACAAGTACCTAAAATAAAAACAAATTTTGTTAATGAAATTTATAATTTATATCCACTTTTAACTAATATTAATAGTAAAGTAGCAGAAATTTTAGGAAAAAAATTTCATATTGACAGACTAACTCATTCATTAGAACATACTAATCAACATTGGAGAAATATGTTTGATTGGAATCCAATAGATGATGATGATGATGATGAAAATTATTATAAACATTTATACAATAGAAAAGGTTCTTATGATTCATTCAAACAAGAGATAAATTCACAAGCATTTGGACAACTTAAGTGTGGATTAACATCTTCTTTATTACCATTAAGAGAAATTGAAATTGCTTTTAATATTCTAGAATCAGCACTAAAAATTGCTAAAGATAATGATGGTGAATTGTCATATAATTTTGTTGGAAAATCTTTTGATTTAACAGAAGATGTAATAGTAAGTTATGATGAAATTGAACAGTTTATTTCAGAAAATTTAAATAATTTTATATCTAAATTTGATATATAATATTACATTCTATATTTGTGTTTATATAACATTAAAAAATATTTAATAATATTTTTTTTTAATTTATTCATTTTTAAATCATTATATTCAATAGGCATTAATATTTTACTATTATGATTAAATACAATTATATTATTATCTAAATAATGAACCATTACTGTATCTTTATAATTACGTAGAATTATATACATATTATTTTTTAATTTTTCTAAAATGCTATTTATAAAAAAATAATGTTTTAAATTCAAAACAACATATTTGTACAATATTTTTTTATTTAACTGAACATATTTATCTACTCTTTCCTTAATATCTGAATTTAATTGTTTATATAATTTATACATTAAATATTTTTATTTATATATTTTTATATAATTATCATAATTTAACATAAAATATTACCTGGTGTTCTTGGAAATTGTATACAGTCTCTAATATTTGGTGTTCCTGTTACATAAGAAACTAATCTTTCTACTCCTAAACCCATTCCTGCCGAATGAGAATTTCCATATTTTCTTAAATCAAGATACCATTTTAAATTATTTTTACAAATTCCAATAGAATCCATTCTTTTTTCTAATTTATCATATGAACTTTCACGAACACTTCCACCAATTAATTCTCCAATTCCAGGAACTAATACATCCATAGCTTGAACAGTAGATTTATTTTCTTCGCAATTATCATTTTCTTTCATATAAAAAGATTTAATATCTTTTGGATAATTATAAACCATACAACATTTATTAAATTTCTTTTCACAAATCCATTTTTCATGTTCTGAAAATAAATCAATTCCCCAGTAAACATCATTTTCAAAAAAATCCTTATTTTTTGTTTTTTTTCTCCATTCTTTATCACTTATATTTGGATAATTAGATTTAACTAAAATATTATAATTTTTAATTTCTTCTTGTAAAATATTTATAACTTCTGTATAACTTATTCTTACAAAATCATTTTCTACTGTATTTTTAAGATTATTAATTAATTCATCTGAATTACGTACTTTACATAATAAATCTAAATCTTCTTTATTATTATCTAAAACGTTTTTAATAACAAATTTAACATAATCTTCTGATACATCCATTAAATCTTCTAAATTCATAAAAGCACTTTCTATTTCTAACATCCAAAATTCTGCTAAATGTCTTGTAGTATTAGAATTTTCTGCACGAAATGTTGGTCCTAATGTATAACAATCACCTAATCCTGGAACAGCACATTCTAAATGTAATTGTCCCGAAACTGTTAAACCAATTTTTTCTCCAAAAAAATCTTGTGTATAATCAATTGTTCCATCATCATTACAAGGTAAATCTTTTACATTTTTTTTTAAAATATTTGTAACACAAAAAGCTTCACCTGCTCCTTCACAATCACCTGATGTAATTAATGGAGTATTAACTAATTTATAATTATTATTTTGCATAAATGAATGTGTTGAAAATAATATTCTATCTCTAATTCTTGAAATACAAGAAAATAATGGTCTTCTAATACGCATATGTGGTATAGTACGTAAATAATCAGGTGTTAAAGCAGTTTTAGGTAAAGGATAGTCTGAATCAATATCAACTTTTCCTAAAATTTCACAATCATGACATTGTATTTCTATTTCTTGACCTTTAGCAGGTGATTTTATTACTAAACCATTAATTTTAATAGAAGCACCTGTATTTAAATGTTCTTTTACAAGTTCAATATTATTTTTATAATATTCATTTGAAAATATAATTTGAACATTACTGACACAAGAACCATCATTTAAAGATACAAAAAATAATTCACTTTGTTTTCTTGTTGTTTGAATCCAACCACATATAGTTTCAATTTTATCTATATAATTATCATAATTAGTTAATAAATCTTTAATTATAGTTCTTTTACGATTATATTTATTCATATTAAATATTTTTATTTATATAATTTTAAGTAATAATTATATTTATAATAATGATTTATTTAAAAAATATTTATATATTTTGTTATATTTAAAATTTAATATAAATTATTAGGTGAAATATATTCTTTTTCATAATATTTATCAACTATTGATATCTCATTTATATAATAATAATTTTTACATCCACAATATCCACTTCCATAAGTACAACATGATTCTCCTTCATCTAAATCTTTTAATATATTTATTTTTTCTTGTAATTTATAAGGAATTTGTTCATAATTACTAAAATATTTAATAATATCATCAATATTACCTATAAACTTAGAATGTCCTGTAAAATGTTTATGCATAAATTCTTTACTAAATGATAATAACCAAAAACTAACTTCTTCTTCTTTATTTTGTTCACGAAAATTATCTGGTTCTGAGCAATAACCATCATGTAATTCTTCACGTAATGAATACTTTATTATTAATTGATAACCTTTATAATCACTATTTAAATGATCATTATGTATTAGTCTTTTATTAAATTTATCAGTAATTGAAGTATAGTTTTCTTTAAAATTTTCCATTTAAATTATATAATTATTATAAAAAATCATTTTTTAAAATTTCAATAATTATAAAGTAATTACTTAAAAAATGATTTTTTATAATAATTATATAATTTGTATATGGATAATCAGTATGAAATTAATATTGAAATGAAAGAATTCCCGCATATTAAAAGTATTTTAAATAAACAATTAAATAAAACAAATTTAAAAAAAAAAACAGTTAAATTTAATGAAGAT